ACAAATGCTGCGTCTTGTGGCAGCAGGAAAACGAACCTGTTTAGAAGTTGAAGAATGGTTAGATGCAAACTATTCACACGGCATGAGCGAAAGTGAAACCTTAACCAGTTTGCTAGCTAAAAATACGAAAGAGAGAAAATAACAAAAAATAAAACGGGAAAAATCGTAAACTTTAGTATAGGGATTGGTTAAAAAATGCACGACAATGTCACAGTTTATACAGATGCTTTTAGTAGCGGACAAATTAGCAGTAAACTATGGCTTTGTAGAGAACTGGAAAATTTGGGCTTCAATAAACCTAAAATAGTTTGGGTTTATGGCGGTTGGTATGGTCTTGCTTCGTTTTTATTATTAAGTAGAGAAAAATTTCCTATCCTACACATACGAAGTTTTGATATAGACTCAAACTGTGAAAATATTGCTGATTCGCTTTTAGAAAATTGGGTATGGCAATCTTGGAAATTCAAGGCAGTTACTGCTGATTGTAATAATATTGAATTCAATGAGGAAAAACCAGATCTGATAATAAATTGCAGCACAGAACATTTTGACTCACAGGAATGGTTTACAAGTATTCCCAGTGGAACGTTATTGGCACTACAAAGTAACAATATGACACACGAAGACCATTGTTTTTGCTTTGACTCCTGTGATAAGTTTGCACAATTTTACAATTTAGATACATTATATAAAGGCACCCTGGATTTTTCATATCCAACTTGGAAATTTTCTAGATTTATGATAATTGGTACAAAAAAATGAGTGATTTTATTAATAAATTACAATATACTGCGGATTTAGATAAAATTAATCACGATTTAGACCAAATTTTAAAAAATTATTGCTCATGGAATGTTACTAAACAAATTGGTTTAAGACACAGAGATAATTGTGAAAATCATTGGCTTGACGCATCTGGGGGATTGGATAGTGCGGAACATGAGCAATTATTCTGCAATTGGAACCCAGATTGCCCAGAATATACTAAATCAGTGTTACAAGAGTTGGCTGAACAAGAGAATATTTCGTGGGGACGAATAAGATTTATGTGTGCTGATAGCAAACAAGGGTTAAGCATGCATTATGATCATCAACCAAGATACCATTTAGTTTTAAAAACTAATCCAAGTGCTGTATTTGGTGAATGCTTTAACCATCATCAACCCATACGCGCTACATGTTACCATATTCCTGCTAATGGTCATTGGTATAAAGTTGATACAACAAGAGAACATTTTGTATTCAACGCTGGATTGACTCCCAGGATTCACCTTGTGTGCTGTCCTGTATAGACTTGGTTTAAAAAAAATAAAATGATAAATAGGTTTACAGCAAAGGAGTAAACCTATGAGTGCAATTCAACCTCTTCTGAATCCCGACCTTCCAACTCTTAATAAATTCGGCGTTCCTGTACTGCCTAACGGATTTGGATCTGGTGCAGGACTTTTGATGCCTAAACTAAAACATCGCTTTCAAATAACCTTTACAAATTTTGGATATAATCCTCTTAATTCCCAGGTTCTTACACAACAGGTTGTAAGTTGTGGCAGACCAACTCTTAATTTCAACAACACTCCAATTCACAGCTACAACAATATCATGTATATTGCCCAGAAGCCAGAATGGGGTGAAATCGAATTGGTTTTAAGAGATGATATAAGCAACAAAGTTACTAGTCTTGTAAGTGCACAGGTGCAGAAACAAATGAATCACTACACCCAGAGTGCGGCACCAGCCGGTATAAATTATAAATTTGAAATGTATGTTAATACACTTGATGGCACCAGTAATACCGGTACCGGTGCCTTATTAGAACAATGGTATTTGGAAGGTTGCTTTATCCAGCAAGTTGCATATGACAGTCTGGAATACTCTAGTTCTGATGCAGTTCAAATTACCCTGACAATCAAGTTTGACAATGCAACACAGGGCAGTGAAACAATATATAGTGCACTAGGTACACCAAACGCTGGTAATCCAGGCATCAGCGCCACAACACCAACTTCAAGCTAACTATTAATTTCCTTTAGCTGGTCATAAACGGTGCCCAGACTGGGCACCGTTTTTTTATGCTAAATATGAATATGAGTGGGTCACTTCCTCCGGGAACAATTTTACTGCGTAGTCCGCAAATAGCCGAGAGGGCATTTGGTGTAACTGCACCTGGCCAAATTATGCAAAGTGTGCCTCGTGTCAAGTTTGAATTTTATGTTCAATTTGTTCTTGGTCCTGCAGCCCTTGCTATGATAGGGAATAGCACTTATCTCAACTATTATAACTCAAATAGAGGTATGTCATTTAAGGTAAAACAAGTTGACAAACCCAAGGTTCAACTTCAAACAGAAGAACTAAATCAGTATAACAAAAAAGTCTTGGTTTATAAAAAGGTTGAATACAGCGAGGCGTCTGTGAGATTACATGACACCGTGGATAATAGTGGATTAGCAACCTGGATTGATTATTTTACATTTTATTTTGCTGACAGTCGTTTGAAAGCAAACGATCAGTTAAGCGATTCGACTCCGCCAGCACCTTTTAATCAGTCACCCTATGATCCACAAATGAATTGGGATAGTGGATGGGGATTTCAACCCATAGTAAACAATGACACTCATTTTTTTACAGGAATAATTGTATATTCACTTTTTGCTAATACATATACAGCGTGGGAGTATGTTAATCCAAAAATAACAAATATTGATTTTACAAATTTTGATTACAGTTCTAGTGAAACAGATGAACTTAATATACAATTTAAGTATGAGGCTATAAGATATCTTGCTTTCGGACAACCAATAAGCAATCAACAAAATTTGGGTTTTATGCCAAACTTTGGGTTTGATACCCCTGATTACGTAAATTACCCATCCTCCACGGTTACTACTCCATCAAGTGGTTCTCCTCGAATTTTTACCAATACCCTGTCACCCATACAGACTTGTTCTCCTCAAACCCCTACTCCTAGTAATAATATTAGCAATCCCAGTGGTAATATTCCAACCCTATGTCAGTCATTTGCAAGCCTAAATGCATTATCCTATGCTACTGCTGGTTTAGCCCCAGGAGTACAATTGCCAATACCAATCCCCGGAGTTTCGAGTTTAATAAATTCGGTTAGTTTTGGTGGTTTGCCTGGTAATACACAAAACGCAAATAACTCTGTTTTGGCTCCAGTTAACCAAGCAGTTGTTGGTGCTGTAAATACAGTTAACAATACTATAAACATAGCCGGTGCACAAGCCGCAAACTACATTGATTCTCTGTTATAGGATTTATCAAAATGGTAAATTTTACAGCACAAACTATTCAACAACAGATTGCAAAACAAAGTGGTCAAATTGCAATAACAAGTAACGGTGGGTCCCTACAATATACCAATACCGCAACTGGGGCTGTTTTAAATTTACCGCCCGCAACTTCTGCACTGTTGAATAATCCAATAAAAAGCAATAACCCAAAATTATCAGCCACTGCACTTGCTGCCGCACAAGGCTTATTTGCTAAAACCGACGTTCCAGTGGAGTTAGTTGATGCTATAGCCAGTGTTGCGGCATATATCAACGCTACTCAGGGTATTCCAATAAACAGCCTAATAAATTCCAACGGGGTAACAAGTAGTTTTATCGCCGCCTATAATGTTCTAGCACCTGCTGGGGCACAACTCGGTGTAGCAACCATCAATACTAGTCCTGTATGGACAAATAACCAAATATTACGTGGTTCAATAGCAGCCGCACTCACAGATCAGCCATGAGTAAATTTTCACAGGGTGAATTTATACCCAAAAATCCACAAAAACTTGTGGGCAAATCTGTGCCTGTGTATAGATCGAGTTGGGAACTTAGGGTCATGATGTTACTGGACCAACATCCATATGTAATTAACTGGGCTAGTGAAAGCGTGGCAATTCCGTATAAAAGCCCACTTGATGGCAGAATGCATCAATATATACCAGATTTTTTAGTTGTGTATAAAGATAAAAACGGTGCACAACGAGCAGAATTGATCGAAGTAAAGCCCGCCAAAGAAGCATTGGCTGAAAATGCCAGAAGCAAACGTGATAAAGCAGCATTATTAGTTAACACGGCTAAATGGGCTGCGGCCATGACTTGGTGCAAGAAGAATGGCATTAGTTTCAGGTTGCTTACTGAGGACCAAATTTTTGTGACTAAAGGAACACAACGTCGCAAGAAATAATTTAAATACTGCTATGAGTAACAAATTCACAAAATTAGAAGAAATTTTAGACCTACCTCCTATAGATCAGGCTATTGACACCAACGAAGAAGATATTCAAGCAGCACTGGCACAGGCACAGGACCTGGAAAAACAATTCAATCAAATTGATGGCTATGACCAGCATGATGCTGAAATGGATGAGTTATCAACGCTAGCCATTCAAGCACATAAAGATTTACAAGAACTTGGTATGAATGTTGAAGTTCGTCATGCAGGTGAAATTTTTACTAGTTCCAGTCAAATGCTGAAAATCGCAGTTGATGCGAAAAATAACAAGGTGGAAAAGAAACTAAAGTTGTTGAGACTACAACTAGACAAGATGAAACTTGATCGTGCATATGCAAGCGAGAAGCCTGTGGAAGGCACTGCAGTAGCCCTGGATCGTAATGAAATCCTAAAACATCTGCGGCAACTGGGTAGTGATGATAAATAAACAACACAGGAGCTGCCTAATATGAAAAATTTTAAACAATATCTCGAAGAAAGCTCAAGAGAACACAATTATGTGATACGTTTTTCACAAGCACCAACTGAAGAACAGGTGCAGATAATTGGGGAATGGCTGAAGAGATATGACCTAAAAACCATTTCTACACCAGAAAAAGTAGAAGAAGACCATAAAGACTTCATTGATATCCCAAACAAAGATGTTCATATGATGACATTTACTATTGGGACACCTTGCGTATCATATATTTTACAACAGGATTTAAGACACTGTGCCAATATACCTGAAAAGTATATTGTTGTGCGTGGTGCAAACGAGCCAGTAGAACGCTATAGCGAATATGATTCCTGGAAGCGTTTAGAACAGGAGGCTGCTGAGAAAGCAGGTGATGAACACGCCCCACGTTTAAGCACAGACAGATTCTATCAAGATGCAGAGCAACCGCCTGTCCAAGATTTGTTTGGTGATGAGTATAACAAAAAGTTCCTGTCATATCTGGCTGGTGTAAGTGCAGAGCGTCCAAGCATGCAGGTTGAACCAAAGAGCCCCCTTTTCAGTTGGCTGCAAATGGAAGACATTGAACCTGGGCAGCCTATACAGGATACCAGTGATTTTAATGCCCAATACAATACACCAAAACCAACTACAAAAACCAGTGACACTGCACCCGTTGATGATGAATATGTCAATAGCCGTGGCTCAATGAGCGATAATGCTATCCCCAAGGTAATGTTCTTCAAGGACCCCAAGACCGGCAAAGCAAAGCAGGCAGTGCAGCCAAAAGGAAAGAACTAACATGGAACGCAAATATCAATTGTCAGTCACCAGTGACACCACAAGCATTAATGTGCAGAGTGTGAACAGCGATGAAGTAGCACGTATTGCCCAACTTGCAGGACTTGTAGAGCCCTATAAAGGCGCCATGACTGGTGCAGTATCACCTGCTCCTGCTGATGTTGCAGCCCCTGCTGCTATGCCTGCTGCTGATATGAGTGCAGAACCCTTGGATATCACACCCGTGGAACCAGATGCCATGGGAGACATAAACACCATGCGTAAAAATGCTGGTATGGCACCTATGAGTTCTCCAGTTGTTGAACCAGTCACACCAGCCGATGAGCCAATGGATACTGACGAACCACTTGATATGGCTGAGCCAGAAGCCCCTGATAGTCTAGACTTGGATGAGGCACAGGCTGAATATGACTATGGTCACAAGAAGTTCAAGGATGAAGGCGAAGAAATTGACGAGCCAGACCTAATATGGAAGGCAGTTGAAAATCCACAGAGAATCAAGGGTAGTCCTGGTGATAATGGACTAATTCAAGAACTTCATTCTCATCTTCTCACACAATATGAACAATACCTTGCTGAGGCTGACAGAGAAAATGACGATGGTGTAATGAGTCCACTCAGCGACCCAACCAAGCCAAGTTTTGACAAGGACCCACTCAGTGATAAAGAGCCTGTTGATGATGGTAGTCATAGTCCTATGAGCACTATTGTAAGGCAACACGCCTTTAAATAATATGCTGATTCGTGAAATCATCTGCGAGGGTGGCTGGGCTAACAAAATCACACAAGGAACAGTGATTACTCCTGGTGTTGTAAAATCAGCCCTACAGGTGGCGGAAAAGTTTATTCGTGATTTCAATAGTTGGCTGGAAAAGAGAAACATAGCACCAACAAAACTAGGCACACCTACTGGTTCAACCGCATATCATCATGTTGATCCAGAGGATAAAGTATATGGTGATATTGACCTACAGATTGTTGTGCCAGAGATTGAATCTCTGGATGATAAGAGTCAAAGCCAAAAACAAGCATTCTGGTATAATCTTGCAGATGAGTTTGTTAAACAAGTTCATCCACCTTACATACATCCAGAAAGCACGGCAGGTCATCCTATTTTCAAAGTAGGCACCGATGACTGGGTGCAGATTGATTTGATGCCACACACTCCTGATATAGCAGGCTGGGGCAGTGCCCGTGCAATCCCAGAGCGTGGGGTAAAAGGTGCTCTACACGGCAACATTTACAGTGTGTTAGGTGAATTGTTAAAGATGAGCATCCAATATAGTGGTGTTCAATTCAAGAGCAGGGGTGGCATTAAGCAACCATTTACTACTACCAGAACAAACTATGAGTTAGAAACTCTCACCAAAAATCCTGAAACTTTTATTCGTGATATATTTGATCACGAATGTGCTGTTGAAAAGATAACTGACCCAAAAATTCATCCACTACTTGTAAAACATCCAGGTAAAGACATTGCAGATGTAAAAATCAGCAATCTAGTAAATGGTGTAAAAGGTCTTGCATACAGTTTTGAAATGAATGGTATGTTTGGTCGTGGAGATCTTGCTGATTACAGCAATGCAGAGGATTTCCTGCAGAAATTCTGGAAAATTTATCAAGCAAAGGCTATGAAAGACCTGGAAGCAGCCAAGAGAGATAAAGCAGAAACACCTGCTGCCAAAGAACGAGCAGAACAAGACCGGAAAAAAATCTTGACCGGATTAGAAAAAGTCAGGGACTTATTCGCATGATAGAGTCCCGGAACCTGTAAGAAAGGAAGGAAACTCTATCATGTTAATCACTACAACTAAACCTGTATTATTGAAAGTCATTTACTTTTTACCAGACCATCCCAGTTTATTACAGGAGTTTAGTTGGGGGTTTGATGATAGAGTTCCTGAATTATATAAAACTCACCGCTTTTTACGCCACTGGCACAATAATATAGATGCAGTTATCAGTGAAGTCTTGATAAGTATATCAGGAGGTTATGCTAAATCGTATCGTTCAGTGGATAGTATAATCTCGCTGAATTGAGGAACTAATGGCAAAAAATACCACAGACTTTCAAAAGCTTAAACCAGCGGGGATGAAAGTCTCATACACACAGCAAGAACTAATAGAATTTAGCAAATGCATGAAGGACCCTCTGTATTTCATGGAGAACCACATGTATATACAGCATCCTACACGGGGTAGACAGCCATTTACTGCTTATGAGTTTCAAAGAGAACTAGTAAAAACCTATTGGCAGTATAAAAATACTGTGGCAATGATACCTAGACAGGCCGGCAAAACGACCACTGCAGCAGGCTATTTGCTATGGTATGCCATGTTCCACGATGACGTGACAGTGTTAATTGCTGCAAATAAATTCAAGGCAGCCAGCGAAATTATGATGCGTATCAAATACGCTTATGAAGAAATGTCCAATACTATTCGTTGTGGTGTTGTTGAATATAACGTCACTAGTATTCGTTTTGACAATGGCAGCAGAATCGTTGCCACAACTACTACACCAGATAGTGGTCGCGGTATGAGTATCAGTTTACTTTACCTAGACGAGTTCGCATTCGTTAAGCCCAGGGTTGCCAGTGAATTCTGGACAGCAATGTCGCCAACTCTTGCAACTGGTGGTAAGTGTATCATCACATCCACTCCAGCCAGTGATGAAGATATGTTCGCACAAATCTGGCTGGGTGCTATCAACACCATAGATGAGCGTGGCAATGACCGTCCAGATGGTATTGGCGTGAATGGTTTCAAAAGTTTCAGTGCCCACTACAGCGATGTGCCGGGCAGAGATGATGAATGGGCAGAAACAGAACGAGCAAAGATCGGTGCTGAAAAGTTTCAGCGAGAATATGAATGTATATTTGCTGGTGAAGAAAGCACTCTCATAAGCAGTATGGCTCTACAAAGAATGCGAGGTGTAGACCCTATCTACCGAACCGCTGATGTAAGATGGTATGAAAAGCCAGCCGCTGGTAAAACATATCTTGTAAGTCTTGACCCCAGTCAGGGCGTTGGCAAGGACTATGCTGCGATAGAGGTTTGGAGTTTGCCTGATATGGTTCAAGTGGCAGAATGGACCAGTAATAGAACGCCAATTCCACAACAGGTAAGAATCCTTCAAAATACACTTGCCAAGATACACGAGGATTGTAAAAAAGCCGGTCATAAGGGTGAGCCAGAAATTTACTACACATTTGAAAACAATACCATGGGTGAGGCCGCCCTACAAACCATCATGGACATTGGTGAAGAAAATTTCCAGGGTCAGTTGTTAAATGAACCCAGAAAAACTGGCATGGTGAGAATTCGCCGTGGATTAAACACTAATGGCAGAACAAAAGCCGCTGCGTGTTCAAAATTAAAAAGTTTGATTGAAAGTAATAAACTACATATCCGCAGCAAAATGCTGGTAAAACAATTGAAGTTTTTCGTGGCAACAGGTGACGGATTCAAAGCCAAAACTGGTGAGCACGATGACTGTGTGATGAGCACCATACTGTGTGTGCGATTAATGCAGATGGTGACAAACTGGGATGACCGTGTGGGCGAACTGATGCGTGATGTGTTTGATGACACAGAGGGTGAAGCCAGAGACCCATTGCCATTCAGCATTATGATTAATTAACCGTTCTACGGCTAAATATAATACTGATTCTGGAGTCTATAATGAGTTTCAACTGGAAAATAATTTCCGACAAGATTTATGCAATTGTCAAAGGCAGTGCAAAAAACCTTGTTATGTATGATGCCCGTGGCAATGAAACCATAGACCCAGAAAAAGGCACCAGATTCTTTGCTACTTTTAGTAGTAAAAATCCAGAACTGGATGATTTCACTATACTAGTAGCAGTTCACGATGAAGGTCAAAGCAGTTATATCAATATCAAAACTCCTGAACTAAAAGAAGATGGAGATTTTGAACAGGTTTACCGAGTAAGAAATTTAATCCGTAAAACAGTTGGACAACGAGAAGGCATTAAAACAGTTTGGCAAGTTTTTGACCACGCAATAGACCCAAGGGAGGAAGCCGTGCATAATATTAAAGAAAGCAAAGATGTTAGCAAATTAACTGGAACCACCAGAAGCAGTTTCCAGAGAATTGGTGAAGCACGCTTGATTATCCGTCATACAGATGTGGTTAATGAAGAAAAGCACGGTGCCAGAACTCGTCATATTCGTGCAATATTTGTGGAAAATTCCCTGGGTGAAAGATTTGCATTCCCTCACGCCTATATTGCTGGTGCCAGAGCATTTGCCAGACACATCAGTAAAGGTGGCACCAACAGCGATACCATTGCTGAGAGCATCAAGACACTGGCTGGTGATTACGTAAGCCTGCGTCGTGCCGCTCATTTTATGCGTCAGCGTCAGGTTGTAAGTGAATGGATTGTTTGCCTGCGTGAAAAGATGGATGGCATTAATAAAAGTATGCGTGGGGTTGCTGGACCAAAAACCTATGCTAACGCTGAATCAATCCTTGCTGGTAGCCAGAGTATAATCCTTGACGAAACTGCTACTGCCAATATCCTGCAAATTCTTGCTGAAAAATGCAGTTGTGGGGGAGATGACCCACAGTGGAGTGATTTGGGAACTGCTGCCAAGTATCTCACTGGTATGAATATGGAACCGGAACCAGTTGCATTCACTTGGAATCGTCGTCCAAATATCAGTGCCGTTCCGGGCGATAAAGAAGTTCTGGAAAGATTGCACTGGCAAATCAGTGAATTGGCTGATGCCTGTGCCAATGCACACACAGCAGCACGCTTGAATGAAATTGCAGAAATGCTTGCCAATAATATCAAGCCAAGTAATGAAGACATTGCTCTGGTTAGAGAAGCAATCGCCAGCAGCCTGAACTTTACAGAAACAGATACTATCCCTGAAGAGCAAGAATTAGAAGAATATCTTGATAGTTATACACCAGAATCAATCTTCAGTGAAGAAGATACCGACGAAGGCTGGTCATACACCAAACCCATTGACACAGAAAGATATGGTGAGCGTAAGGGTTTAGAAGGTCCATTTATGACCAAGGCTGGCAAGACCGTATATTATGACCCCAAAGAGGGAAAATACTATGACCCTGACAGTGATTTCTATATTGACCATGATGATTATCAGGCTATGAATACTGAGTCTGTGGATGTGGTGGAAGAAACACCCGAACCGGAAATTACAGAAGTCCATACAGATCAACACCTTATGGAAAGTCTGGGCAGGCTAAAAAAACTTTCCGGAATTTAATAAAAAAATCTGCCAGAACATATTTGCTTTTGTCCTCCGTGATAAATAGTATTGTCTCTAGCGAGGGAATCTTCGCTAGAGTCTTTATCTCAATTTAGGCACATAAAGGAGGCACATAAAATGGCACTAAATCTAAAAGATAT